GATAGTGACGATGTAAGGCAAGGCAATCCCTGTCTCTTCTCCGTCCTCATCCTTATGCTCATGCCCGGGCAAGTCCATCTCGACCTGCATCTCCAAGAGCTTGAAGCGATCATCTTCTGATGCTCTGAAGCCCAGCTTCTCAGCAATCTTCTTCTCTACTTCGTCCATGACATTGACTGGATCACCCAAGTCAATATTTCGGTAAAAACCTTCATGCTGTAAACGCTTAAGCTCGTTAGATGTTTTGCGCATAACATGTGTCACGCGCTCTGCTGAGTCCAAACTCGAAGCGCCGTAAGGCACAACTACGTCCTCTGCTGGCACATACATTGACACCTGACGATCTAAGCTAGGATCAAAGTACACCTTCTTGAACGCATTGCCCGCCAGACCCAAGCCCCACAACATGCGCTCATGTTCGGGACGGAACTCTTTCATCACGTCTGTAAGCTGGTAGTTCATATCTACCTGAACACGCTCAGCAGCTTTTTTCTTCTCAGGTGTTTCTTTGCCAATGATCTGAGTCTTGACTGGGCCTGCTGCTGGAAACGTAGACATCATGGTCTCAGCTTGAAACTTAACCACAGACTCACTTAAGATTGGATGGAACACACCACATGCGCCGGGCCAAGGCTCCATACGCTCTTCGAGCTTCATACCCAGCAACTCAAGCCCATCTACATATGTCTGTATCCAGTCCTTGCGACTAGAGACATCAGCTTCATACTCGCCGACGAGATCGCCTGACAAGCGAACTAGTTCGCTCTCATCCATGTCTTCAGCCAAGTTCTTATTAAACTCGTCTTCGTCCTCAGACTCCTCCATTTCAATCTCAAAGCCCGGGCCTTTGATATTTACTGACTCTGGGTCTTCGATCGTGATCTCAATCGGCTCTTCTTCCTCACCAAGTTGCTCTAAGCCTTGGGGTGCGTCTGTATAGACAGCTTTGTCCATGTTGGTTGCCATCATTTATCCTTAATAGTACGCCGCTTTTTTGCGGAACATCTTCTTGACGAAAGTGTCTTCTGGCTCATCAGTCTCCAAACGGATAAACCCACCCTGCCGGAATCTCAGCAGAGCCAGTGTTGTGGAGTCTACCAAGTCATCGTTCGCTCCGCTAGGGAAGTCGTTGCATTCTTCTATGACATCCTTTGCCCATCGTCTGTCCGGCGCAAAGACCACGCCTCCTTGGAACAGACTGGAAACCGCGTTCACCCGAGCAATCTTGTCCTGCCCTTTACCCGGTGTGAACTCCCCAACTGGGATTCCCATCCTGCGCATCTCTTGATATAACACAGATCCGTTAGATTTCTTCTCGACCATGAACGCGTCGGGTTGCCATTCCTTGTACTCCTCAAGCACCATCGCCTTGAGGTCTGGGTACTCCAGACGTTTCTTGATCGCGTTTAACAATATGATCGCGTAATTATTTGTTTCCTCATTGAAAAACACGCCCCACGTCGTCAAAGCGTTGTAGTCAGACCGATTCGATGCTTCTTGCGCCGCGTCCAGACTCATGATGGTGAATTCACACGCAGGTGGCTCGTCCTTTTCCCACATCTTCCACCACTCTCTCTTTATAAGAGCGCCTTCTTCTGAGACGGGGTTCTGCATGTATTGAGCATTCCAATACCTGACGTCCAGCGCAGCTTTCTTGGCGTAAAGCTCCTCCACAGGCCAAAACTCAGGCCATAAAGCCTCACCGTCTTCTTTAATTGCAGGAAACTCAACCACTTCCCACTGGTCAACGCCCTCTTCGCGGTTCATTTGTGTAACTATCTGCCCAGTCAGGTCGAGTTTCGACCACCGAGTCATCACAACAATGATTGCACCGCCCGGCATAAGGCGCTGGAGAGGGCCAGACTGAAACCATTCCCAAGCAGGAAGAAAGACATCGGGTCGCCCAGTTTTAGCGTCTTGCTCCGAATGAGGATCATCAATAATAAATAGGTCAGCACCGCGCCCAGCAAGAGCGCCGCCCACACCAATTGCAAAGTACTCTCCATTGAAGTTTGTCCCCCATCTTGATGCCGACTTTGAGTCAACTTGTAGTTCAACTTGGGGAAAAACGTCCTTATAGGCATCCATCCCCACCAGATTTCGCACTCGCCGACCGAAATTCACCGCCAAATCAGCAGTGTGAGAGGCCATGATGACCTTTTTCTGGGGGTGTTTGCCCAAAAACCATGCTGGAGCGAGGTATGAAATGAGTTCAGACTTACCGTGGCGGGGTGCAATGTTTACAATCACCCGTTTCTTCTTGCCGTTGGCGATATCCTCGAAAATCTGGGCCAATTTCAGGTGGTGAGGGCCAACTTTGTACCCCGGATAGACGTGTTTGACGAAGTCAAGGAAGCTTTCTTTGCTCAAATCCTGCGTCATTTGGGCATCGTAGGTCTTGAGAAGCTCAAGAGTGCGCCTTTTTTGCTTCTCGGGCATTGTTGGCACCGCTTGCCGCAGCTTAAATAGCTGTTCAGGCGTCAGGCTTTGATTCATTTTTCACTATCTCTCGAGCTTCGACGTCGATTACTTTGCTTTCTAAGCTGCCAAGAGTGTCCAAGAGTTCTTTCTCAACTTCCTCGATCGACAATATCTTATGCGTCACTTCACTACGCTTCTTGAAGGCGTCTACGCCATCAATCTCACCTAATTTAGATAGAGCAGACACGCGGGTCTTGGCATCCTTGGCGTTCTCGACCTCCATCACCAGCTTATTCACTACATATAGCTTTAGATCAGACAACTCGTCTACGATCGACACGTTCATCTGTGCCACCATACCCGCAAGCATGGCAAGAGTCTCGTTGGGATACTGAGCAAAATCAGGTCGTGTGCCCGGATTGGCAATCATCTCTCGGGCAATCTCTTTTGCTTGATCGGCATTCTCTTGTGTGGGTATGAGCAGCTTGCCTGTTAAGTCAGACATTAACTTCACCACGTTGGCTCTCATATTGAGTTCTTCAGCGGGCGACAGTTCAGGGAACGCATCTACGGCGTTTTTAGGTAGAGGGATGTTTTCCTCTATGTGCGGCATTATCGGTTCTGACATGTAAGCGGAATCTCCGGCAGTTAGGCAAATGTAACATAAAAATATATTTATGCAAGGGGGAGGTAAGGAATCCTACCCGGGGGGTTAGGTACTACAGATCGGTATTTTGTTCGCTGTGTAATTCGATGGGGGGTGGGGTAGCTTGCCACGTTTGCCAACGTGTTTAGAACAAAGGGGTGTGTGTAATTGGACGGGATGTTGGCTGAATTACACCCAACAAAAAATAATACTTGGTAACTTGACATATTAGTTTGGGAAAATTTTTGAAAAATATGTAGTTGTTTGTGTAGGTTAGGGGGTATGGGGTATGAGGGGGAGGCTCATTGGCGTTTAGGGGGGTGGGGGGCGGCATGGGGTGGGGTTTGGCGCGTTTCCCTGCCTGAAACTAGACTTTTCGCCCCCACATCTGCCATACTGTATTCAATGCGATGCAATAGTGCTAAGCAGATCGAAAGGAACATATGTTCAAAGCTCTACGCCGTTGGGTTCGTACACATGGTGTGTACACAACTCTGATTCAACTGCCTGACTCATGCAACACGCACAAGTCATGGACTAAGAGCCAAGCGCTCACATGGATGTACTTGCACAGTCGCAAGGACAAGGTAGCCAAGCAGCAGTTCAGCAAGGTGACCAACATCTTCGGTAATACCCTAGCAGTTCGGTACTACCGATGACCACAGGCCAGATCAACATCTGGCGTGGCTGGGTTAGGCAGGCATTGCTTGCCGCCCAGCGTGAACGCAGACCATTCAGTACGCTATGACCACAAGGGAGCTTCGGCTCCCTTTCTTTTTGGCCTATTGATGCCAGTTATATTTGGTCGAGCGTGTGATGCGCGCGTGTGGCTTAGATAGCGACCCAGTAGGCGCGAGGTCGGTAAGTAGCGGGTTTCCCTGCTCGAAACTGTACTTATTTCGGTGATCCTGCCATACTGTATTTGTCGGTTAGGAATTCTCCTACCGATATTTCAAACCCGATCATTCTAGGAGAAAGATCATCGCTACTTCAGCAAAAACCAAGATCGCCATGGCGATCAACCCAGTCGATGTAACCCCAATTACATCTTTAACAGACCTTGGTTATCGTCAAGGTGCAACACGCGATGCCCTGCAAAATCAGGCGCGCTATGCTATCGACAACATTGTCGGTTTTCCCGAAGAGATCGATGACGCATCTAAGGCTAAGCTTGAGAAAGGCTATATGATGCGTTACAACGATAATTGGCCTGCAAAAACCTACGGCATCGTAGACGGCAACTATTTAGACTTTGCGACCCTTGAAAAAGACGCGCAGGCTAAGATCAAAGAAAAAGTCGAAATAGGCGTCGATGTTGTCTTTTCCTACACTCAGCAGGAATACGGCAAATTGAAGTCTACAGACCCTGCAAAGTACGCGGCATTTAAACCATGGCGCGAGGCTTTCATAGACTACAAGTCGGGTTGTTTATCAGACCTCAAGGCGGCGGCGCGTAAGTTATTGAAGAAAAAAGACGGTGGTGAACGCGCACCTAACCTAGACTTTGCCGCTTGGATAGAACGCAAAGAAGGCACCGATACAGTCGGTGTACTATCAGATATGATTACGCGATGCCGTAATGCTAAGAAACGAGGCGATGCTACGGCAGACCCCGATAAACTGGGTAAGGCGATCGTAGCCTTCAAGTCGATCTACATCGGCTAACACTTTGACCCTGCTAGGTGAAAGCCTAGCAGGGTTTTTTTGCGCCTAATGAAACCAGTTATATTTTCTGGCGCGCGTGTAGTGCGTGCGTCATGGCTTATTAGTGTCCCAGTCCATGCTGGGTTCTTAAATATCCCGTTTCCCATGTCCAAACTTTACATTTCAGTCCACATCAGTTAATATAGCTTTACCTGATCGGATTCGCTGATTGGGATTTAACTTTTGAATAGGATTCAAAAATGGACAATTTGATTGAATTGGGCTTTGCTCAAGCTGGCACAGGTGATGCACTTACATCACATGCACAAACTGCAATTAGTTTGATTGTGGGCTTTCCTGAGAGTATCTCTGATGAAGCAAGGGCTGACTTGTACGCTGGTTATCGCAAACGCTGGGACGCAAACCACCCAGCAAAATTGTATGCGGTCATTGATGGCAATTATGTCGAAGCCACGGCTGACATGGCAAAAAACAAAAAGGTTGAAAAGGTTGAAATTGGAATGTCCCACATTTTCAGTTATACCCAGCAAGAGTTTGGCAAACTCAAAATGTCTCAGCCAGCAATGTATGCGCTGATGCAGCCCATAAGGGGGAACATCAATGACTATTGCCAAGGGGCTTTGGCTGACCTAAAAAACAAAGCTAAAAAGATTCTCAGAAAAGAGAATTCTACGCCACGGGCTGCAAACCTAGATTTTGCTGAATGGCTGATGGACAAAGAAAAGGGAGTTATCCCAGCAATGATAGTCAAATGCAAGACATCAAAAAAGCGTGGTGATGCCACGGCTGATGAAGCAAGACTGAATGAAGCAATCATTGCTTTTCTAGCTAAGTGGAAACCCTAAGCTAGTTTGAAACCCGCATGGTTCACGCCATGCGGGTTTTTTTGCGCCTGATGAAACCAGTTATATTTTCTGGCGCGCGTGGCTTGCGCAAGGTTCTTATTTAGTGAGCCAGTCATGGCTGGGTTGCTATTTAACGACCTTGCATCGATTCTGAAAAACTTTGCTGATACCTCAAAAAAGCTTGAAGTTAAATTCTGAAAAACTTAGGCGATGCAAAGTAGGCTCAAAAAAGAGTTTGTTCCACAAAACAGTAGAACAAAACCAACCCAGTAGAACAGAAAATGCCTCGTAAGTCCTTGTCAGCATTGAAGAAAAAGTTTTTGTTCTAATGTTCTACGTTTTTTAGGGGGGAGGGGCAAAATTTGAGAAAAACGCAGATCGATGAGGCAAGCCACCCAGTGCAAACTCCTTCCCGAAAAAACAAAAAATAAGACCGTACCCTCTCTAAAATACTAGAACATTAGAACATATATATATTTAATAAATAAAATAATAAGATAAATCAACAACTTACGAAATTCCGACCACACTTTTTTTGTTCTAACTATACTTAAAAACTAGAACAAAACTCAGAACATTTCCGCATTTTTAGAACACGCCCCACAGACATCTATTTTATCTATCTGCTTGACCTATATGTAAAGTTATGTTATACTATGAATTGGTCGGGGATGAAGTTCATCACCGCCCGTAGTTAGCAAGCCAGCACATGCTGGGTTGTTATTTCAAGTTGTTGACCATTTAGGAGATAGTCATGAA